GAAAAAGCAACAATAGATTCATACACTATTCCATCTTATGCAATCCACATGGACAACAATTCTCCTGCTGGGGATCTGTTAATTAAAAATTGTTTGTTGGAATCCCACCAACACGCTGCGATTGGGATTGGATTAAGAGATCAACAAAAGGTTATTTTAGAAGACTGTGAGTTGATTAAGAGGGTATTTGATGATGGATTTACTAAACACATGAACGGTTCTCTGTATGCACACAATTATCAGTTAAGTGGAGCAACTAACCAACAATTAATCGTGAAAAATTGTCATATTGTTACGGATGATGGTGAAGCATTGTCTCTTCAAGATGCGAACCACAGACCAGGCGGTAATGCAGATGATGCAAGAGATACAGTGTTTAGCTTTTACAATAACGTCGTTTGGTCAAAAACGTTAGGAAAGACTAATATCATTAAAAAAGATGCACCTTTAGAATCTGGAAGATTAAGTGGGTATATCTCATTAGGTGGAGATAGTTTCGGTAACAATTTACCTGAGCTGAATGCATAGTCGGAGGTTAATTATGAAAATTTATCTTGTTTGGGAACGAGAATCTTTTGATGAATATGATGTAATTTTTGTGACACTTGATGAACAAAAAGCTAAAGAAATATCTGGAGAAGATTTTCCTTGCACTTGGTATGACAAAAAGAATGACAATAACTACAGATGGTATATAGAAAAACAGATAGATAAAGAATATGCTCTTTTTGAATAATTCACATTCGGAGTAGAAGCACTTGTAAACTGGTTATTAATTAACCTTAGAGAATTGACCAAGGAATACAAGTTTGGAAGAAGGAACGACATGAAGACATCTCTTAATGAGATGTCTTTTTTATTGGAGGGTAATAGATGGTAACCGATGCAATGCTTAAAAAAAGTAAGACTAAAAAAGATGGATCTGTTAATATATACGATTTAAGAAAAGAAATTATTGTTGATTTAAATAAGAAAAAAGAGGAAATACCGATAAAAATGCAGAAAATCACCTATTGAGGTGAGAAAATGAGTAAATTTAAAAATCAAATTACTTCATCAGGGCCAAGTATTCCTGATTTCCTATTAGATAAAATTGAGATTAGGGCAATCTTTGCACTTAGAGAACAGGAAGCCTTTTTGTTTTCAGTAGCACTTACTGGTGTAAGTAACCAATTAATAAAAGAAGGCTACGAAAAGAATCAGCTTGCCCGACTAACAGTTTTATTAACTAAGGATGGGACTTTTGAGTTGATTGAAGATGAAAATGATGTAGAAGAGTATCCCATAGGTTTTAGATTTAATTTAGCTGTTTATGCTGTAGAAAAATGGAGAGAAAAAGAATATAGTGATCAATTGATATTAACTGTTTTCATAGAAGAATTAGTGCATCATTATTGGAATATAGAAGATGAAGTTATTACAAAAGAAAAGGTTATTGAGATTATGAATTCTATACTAAATTATGAAATAGAAATCACCGATATTTTTTCAGCAGAATGGCTAAATGATTATTTAATTAAACAAGGAAAAGAACCTAGATTTTAATTGTTATCTTGTTTCAACATACGCAATTAAGTAACACGCAATTGGATAAAATTCCGAAGTAATAAAATTGTGTAATTTCACATTAAGAAATGTATAAAAATTGCATAAATCATTTGTTTCATGGAGAAGTAGATTAATCCCCTACTTCTCTTTTTTTATATTTATAAAATTTTAAGGAGGAATTTGTAATGGCAGACAAATTAATTACCATTGACGAGTTACTCAAGCTTTTGGACAAATATAATCATCGGGAATTACATGTGCATCATACATGGAGACCTGACCACTCAAACTTTAATGGAAGTAACTATCAGAAGGTTCAAGATGGGATGAGAAGATCACATTTAGCAAGAGGATTTTCAGATATTGCTCAACACGTCACCCTTTTCCCTGATGGAATTTTCATGACAGGTCGTAACTTTGGAACTAACCCTGCTTCAATTTTGAATCATAACTATGGTCTTCCCTTCTGTGTTGAAATGATCGGTAACTTTGATATTGGAAACGATAAGTTTGAAGGGATTCAAAAAGATTCAATGTTGAAATTAGCAAAGTATTTTTACAATAAAGGAAAGTACGTTCGCTTTCACAACGAGAACGCTGCAAAAACCTGCCCAGGTACATCTATTAAGAAGTCAACATTTATGAGTGAAGTTAAAGGATATAAAGACAACGGAATTAAAGTTGAAGCACCTAAGACACAAGTTAAAACAGAAGTTGTTTACAATAAACCTACTTCCACTCTTCTTGGAAAGGGTAATCGTGGAGAAGCAGTTAAAACACTACAATCTTTACTTAATAAAAAAGGATTCAATGTAGGCACTGTAGATGGAGTCTTTGGAGATAAGACCGAAGATGCTTTAATTGCATTCCAAAAAGAAGCTGGTATTGGCGTAGACGGTATTTACGGTCAACAAAGTAAAAAATCACTAGAAAATTACAAGAAAGCCTCTTCTCCTACTCCAACCCCTTCTAAAATGAGTGGAAATAATAATATAAGATCTTTCCAATCCTGGTTAAACGCAAACTATAAAACGGGTATTGGTGTAGATGGATTATACGGTAACAATACAGAGAAAGCAGCAGTAAAAGCATTGCAAACTGAATTAAACAAACAATATGGCTCTAAATTAGCTGTAGATGGACTATTTGGAAGCAAGACTGAATCTGCTATTCGCACAGTAAAAGAGGGTGCAAAAGGAAATATTACTAGAATTATTCAGGGTATGATGTACTGCTTAGGATATAATCCGAAAGGCTTCGATGGAGTTTTTGGAAATGGTTGTGAATCAGCAGTAAAACAATTTCAAAAGAAACGTGGACTACTTGCTGATGGTATTGTTGGAAAGATTACTTTCTCAGAAATGTTTGAATAAAGGTAAATTTAACATTCAAATAAAACTACAATTTCATCTAGAAACATGAAAATTGAGTAAAAATCAGTAATATTGGGAGTTTAGGAGAATTAGTTTCTCAATCCCTTATATACCAAGGGTTTTGAGCCTCTATTCCCCTCTCCCCTACTCTTCTTAAATAAAGTCAGGATAAAATTCATGTTTTATTTAGAAACAAGTAAATTTAATAAATTAGGAGGTTACAAAATAATGTCTCAGAAAGGATCGGGATACATCGGAAGTCCAGGTGTGCAAATAAGTAACTCTAATCACGAAGTTGTACCTACTCCCCCTTCCACTTGGTCAAATGGCTACAGTTTCTATAAATTCAGTTTCAAAAATACACAATCGTGCAGAGTTAAAATTAACAACGGTGATCCAATTGCCTTAGATGCAGGAGATGGATTTGAAATGGATGAAATTGACGCTCCTATTTGGAGTTTCGTTATCATAGAATCAGGAATTGAATACAAATTCATAGCAGCTTATTAATGGAGGTGATATAAATGGGTTTTTTTAGGTTTAAAGGGAACTCAAGGATCGGAGTAAGTGACAACGGAAGGATCACAATCGATGGGGTTGAACAGATTGGTGACGGAACAGCTCCTTCCAACTTAATCTTATTTGAAAATTGGGTTGATGGAGAAAGTGTAGCAATTGATACTAATACAACGGATACAACTCCCCCAAACAATGTAACAAATTTATCTACATCAAATATAACTACGACAGGATTAACATTGTCTTGGACAGCATCAACATCAACAGATGTAAGTGGATATGAAATTTATCGTGGGTCTACCTTGCTTTCAACTGTTACTGGAACTACGTATAACGTGAGTGGATTGATAACCTCAACTGCTTACACGTTTACAGTAAAGACCAAAGATACGTCGAATAATATTTCAAATGGAATATCTGTTAATGCCACAACTGCTACACCTGATTCAACTGCCCCTGAAAATGTTACGGATTTATCATCTAGTAACCTATCAGATAGAAGTGTAACTTTAAGTTGGACTGCTAGTACATCTACTGATATTTCATCATACGATATCTACAAAGATGATGTTTTCTTAGTCAATACTGCAAACATAAGTTATACTATCACAGGATTATCCCCTTCTACTTTGTATTCATTTAGCGTTCGTGCAAAAGATTCATCAGGGAATACTTCATTAGGTGTAGATATAGATATTACAACTACTGCTGATACAACTGCACCGATATTAACAATTACACCTGCTGCAACATTTACAGATACGCAACAAGTCATAATGTCAACCAATGAAACTGCTACAATTTGGTATACATTAGACGATACAGATCCTATAGAATCGGGTACTAGAGTTCAGTATACAGCGCCTTTAACTTTAACTGATACTGATACAATAAAGGCTTATGCCGTAGATACTACCGGAAACAATAGTGATATTCAAACAGTGACTTATACAAAATCGGTAACACCTACTTATTTATATCTTGATATGAATGGAACAAGTGACTATATAAAAATTCCATCTCTTACATTCGATGAAATTGTAATGGATTTTCATCCTGAGCAAAATAATACTTGGCAAACTTATTTAGATGCTAGAGGCGGTGTTGAAAACTCTTATATTCAAAATAATGCTAGTATGGCAGATGCCTATAACGCAAGTGTTTGGACGGGTATTTATGTTGATGGTGGGGCAAAACAAACTGCACTGAATAATAATCTAGTGCCACGTAATACTAGAACAAACATTAGATTTACACTTACTACGGTAGGTACAGATGATGTATCAATATTTTCTAAGTTTGATAATACAGAATTTATGAAAGGAAAAATCTATGACATTAAGTTTAAGAACGCAGGAGTTCTAGTTGCGCATTATGATATGACTAAAGGAAATGTACAAGATCAGAGTGGTAATGGTATACACGCAACTCTTACTGGAGGTACGTTTGTATGATAGGTAAAATTAAAAAGCTTAAAAATACTAGCAATGAATACATGTACCCTATTACGGTAGGAGATGCGGTTTACGTAGAAAGTAATAAAACTCTGACTCAAAAATTATCAGAACTTAGTTCTGGAAGTGGTGCAGTAGGTACAACAGAAATTATATATTACAACTTATTTGACAAAACAAGAGTAGTTAACGGTCAATATCATGATTCATCAACAGGGAATATTATTGCTGGTGGAATAGAAACGCATCGAATTGAAGTTAAACCAGGTTATAACTATACGTTTAATCGTGGCGATACAATAACTTCTCAATACAGTTTCTACGATGCTTCTGAAGTGTATGTTTCAGGTGGATCTGCTCTTGCTGCAAAAGCTCCTAATAACGCAAGATACCTCTATGTAAGAATTTGGTCATCTGCTATGATTGATAAATTCATGGTGTTGGAAAGTGGGTATAGGTTCAATTCAACAACAGATTATAAACCCCACAAAAAAAGTATTATAGATAGTAATTTATTAAACGGGTATTACCGATCTCAATGGTTCAATCAAGTTTGGTGGGTGTTAGGCGACAGTATTAGCACTGGCATGGGTGAAGGTGAAGGAGCAAGTAATGCTTACGCATCAAAACCTTATCATTACTTGTTATCAACTGAAAGGTTTATACATGTACAAAACCAAGCAGTAAGTGGATATACAATTGGGCAAATTTACGATAATGTCATAGTTAATATGCCACCAACAGAGTATGCTCCTAAATTAATCACAATTATGGCAGGAACAAATGATCACGGCTTCAATGTTCCAGTCGGTACAATTACTGATGATTCTGTAACCGGTACAACATTCTATTCGAGATATAGAAAGTCAATAGAGTTCCTTCAAAATCGTTATCCGATGACTACAATTGGATTGATCACACCAATTAGGCGATATAATGCATCAGGTACAAATGGAGACTATACGAACGCTTTAGGAAGTAAGGTGATAGATTATTGCAATGCTGTGAAAAGTATTGGGGATTATTATTCCTTACCAGTTCTCGATTTGTACAGCAATCTCGGCTTTTCTCCATACAATCCTACACAAAACACTAATTTCTTTGTTAACGGAGATGGTACTCACCCTAATAATGAAGGACAAAAGAGAATGGCTGCGAGAGTCGGAGATTTCATAGAAAGAATTTAATTACACAAGATATTGCGATAAAAAAAAAGACATCTGCTGAGGTTGAGTCAAACAGATGTCTTTTGCACTTTACAGTACATAAATAATCTTACCACATTTTATGTACCTCGTCACTATTAACTAATAAGGTAGGGTTGAGAAAATGGATAACTTAGAGATTGTGAAAGCAGTGAGTCAAGTTAAAGAAAAAACTGATTCGCATGAAAAGAGGCTTAACTCTTTAGAAGTTAAATCGGAGAAAATGCCAAGATTAGAAACTTTGATGGAAATGGTTATTGAAACAAATAATAAGCAGTCTGATACATTAGATAAAGTTAATGACAACCTTACGAGGCTTAATGGGAAAATGGATTCTCTTGATGTCCGTGTTGGCGAATTAGAAGATGGAAACAAAGAGAAGAAAAAGATAACAACTGATTTTGTATTAAAAATTGTCGGTGGATTAGTTCTTGCCTATTTAATTGTTATGTTTAATTTAAAGTAAATTTAACTATTAGGAGTGATTATTAATGAAAAAAGATCATTTGATTTTAATTGCAGGGTTTTTAGGTTCACTTAAATTATTCTTAGCTTCAATAGGATACAACATTTTAACTGAAGACATGATTAATTCCTTTATGGGATTAATTGAGAATGGAATTCCTTTACTTTTAGTTGGATATGCAGTTTGGAAAAATACTTACGCTTCCCCTACTGCTAAGAAACAAAAAGAAGTACTAGAAAAATATAAGGGTGAATGGAAATAATTAGGGAGACTTTTACCTCTCCCTCTTCTAAGGTGCGGTGATAGAATGTTAAAACTTATTATCCCTCTCGCCCACCCTTTTATTCATCAAGATAAAAATTAAATTTTATTTAGAAATATTTACATGAGACTTCAGAGATGAGGTCTCTTTTTTTATTCCTATTAAGGAGATGATTTTATGTCAACCAATAGAATTGACTCAAGATTCGTTGAAAATAAAATAACTAAGAAAACAGTGTTTGATGAGATACAGGAAACTAATTCACAATTGGCAGACAAAGCGAATCAAGAAGAAATATTATTAGATAAGAAAAGTCTAATTAAAAACTCCGATTTTGAAGAATTGCCTTATATTCAGGCGAGAAGTTCAGTTTATACCTTTTCCGCAGGGATAACCTCGCCTCAATACGGTAATAAAAAGTCTTTACAAATCCAAGTAACAAATTATGAAGGATCAACAGACCCTAATAAGGACTTCTCTTTTGTGTTGACTGAGAAAATGATTACTGGTGAAAAACTAAAGATTTCATTCTATGTATATCCTACCGTTTCAAATAAAACGATTTTCATGAGAATGGCTTATATGAGTGGTAAGCCCGTAAACTTAGGTATTGCGAATCAATGGAATAAAGTTGAATTTGAGTTAGACTTATCAACCATGACACAATCAAATAATAATCTATATGTTGATTTCGCTTCATCGTTTACTGCATATATTTCTGATTTGAAAGTGATGAATGTGACTACTTTAAGTTCTACTGAAATCCCTATTAGTTTTGCAGAAGTGAGTGACGTTTTAGCTGAATCGCCTTCGATCATTAATAATTCAGACGGGATTATTGAAAGAATCCTTAGAATTGCACAAACGTATGAGGATAACATTAGTCAATTCGTCTATGGTAATAGTTACACAGCTTATGACGCTAACGTTCAAACGGTTAACAGTAAATATCAAATTGATTGTAGTTCCTTTGCAAACTTATTGCTACATGGTATCCCTTTTGAAAATTCAAGATATAACGGGAAAACAAAAAATAAGGAATCAAACCTATTCTTTCTAAATATTGACGGATACAAATTTCGTTTAGCAAATCAATTAGCTAAATATGCAAACGACAAAGGTTATGCGTTTAAAGTAAATGAAGATCGTTCAAATCTCCAACCAGGGGATATTTTATTCTTTAGTTGGACTTTCTTTGATGGGAATGGTGACCTAAACCAAGAAGCACGAGAAAATGCATTTATGAAAATTGACCATGTTGGGATGTTTCTCCATAAGAAGAATGACACAATTTCTGCTATGGTTCAGTTTGACAACGGAATGTCTAGTGTTTATTACGAAGCTTCAAACAGTTATATGGATCAATGTGTGTTAGCTGCTCGATTTCCATTCGCAAACGTAGACTATGCTTTTGATAATCAAAACTTGATAATTGACGGAGACTCAGCAAAAGGAACAACCGCATCATCAACAGCAGGGATTTACGAGTTAACCGCACCAATGGAAAAAGGGAAATACTACACCGTATCTCTCAATGGAAGTGTTTTAACCGAAGGTGGATATTTTCTTTTACAAGATGAAAGCTATAACGTCATTTACAGCGACTATGGAAAATCAGGCTCGTATGAAGGTATCGTTAAATTTCACTTCCTTTACAAGCTAAACACACCTAGTTCTCGTTTGATAGTAGGAATAGGAGCTCCAGCAGGAACTCCAAATGAACGAAGCGCAAATATAACTTGGTGTTCACTGTATCGTGGTTATAAACGAAATGTAGTTGAGTACATCAAAAATCCAAACACGCTGAGAAAATGGGTTAAACCGACCTTCGTGAACAGTTGGACAGAAAATGCTAGTCACCCTGTGTCTTATCGTAAAGACGGAATGGGTAAAGTGTACTTAAGAGGCGTTGTTGGTGGTGGAGCATCAGGTAGTACAGCCTTTCAGTTACCTTCAGGATTTAGACCTACTCAATTTATGACCTTTTCTTCTACAAACGCAGGAGGAACGGCAAATTGTCGTGTGACGGTAGATACAAACGGAAATGTAACGGTGAGTGGAACAGATGTTGGCTTTGCAATACTTAATACAGTTAGTTTTTTTACAGATTAATATGTTATCGGAGAAAATTCCGCATTAACTCTTAATGAAAATTCATATATACAACTCTCCCCTTCTCCACTGTTATAATAAAAATAAAAAAAGGAGAGCTATATATGATTTATGTTGTTCTTGACCATTCTTATGAGGATAATTACTTTATGATTAATACTATTACAGTTGATTTAAAGGATGTAGCAGAAAAAGAACGCATTGAGAAAGCTATTAAGGAAAACGGATTAGAAGGTAAGTTTGTCAATCCAGATCGTCAATTATACAACATATTAGCTAAGGCATTAGGAGTAGATAAGAAGATGATAGACGTTGATACGAATGAGATTGACGTAATGTAATTTAGAATAAATTCGGGTTTTTATCTTAACTTAATAAAAATGAGGTAAATTCAGCGTTTTCAACTATTTAGAGGATTAGGTGCTACGAAGCCTTACGTACCAAGGGTTTCAGCGTCCTATCCTCTATTTTATTATGATTTTTATAAGTAAATTAAATAAAAGATAAGTTTCGTACAGATTTTCAAAATGTATTGTGAGGAAATTATTGTGAAAAAAGAATATGTCATATTCAATCAACGTTTAGCCGGATACCTAATGCAAAAAGGCTTTGTACTCAAACGAATGGAAAAGTCTAATAAATCAAATCGGAATGTATTTATATTTAATAACACAGACGACTTGATAGAGAAAATTAAAAATTATAAGTAAATTAAACATAATTACATATTTCAATACTCAAGACCTCACCTATTGTGCGGTCTTTTTTGCGTTCAACAAATTTTTGCAACTAATGGAGGAATAATAATGACTACAGCAATAAAATTAACAAAAGAAGAAAAGGCTCAATTAAAACATGAGAATTGGGTAAAACGTGTTGAAGATGCTTTTGGTGATGAATACACTGTATTAGGTATTTATAAAACTGTTGCAAAACCAGTGCGTATAAGACATAACAAATGTGGTTATAAGTGGAATGTTTATCCAGGTAATTTACTTTCTGGTAAAAGCAAGTGTCCTAGATGTTCAGGTAAGGTAAAACCAACTACTGAAGAGTTCAGGCAACAAGTTAAGGAATTAACTAATGGTGAATATGACGTATTAGGCGAGTACATAGAAAGATATACCACTATTAAAATGAAACATTTACTATGTGGTCATGAGTGGGATGCCCTACCTAATAATTTTATTCATTATGGAAGAAGATGTCCAAGATGTAACTCTTCAAAAGGTGAAGAATCTATAGCTACTTGGGTAGAAAAGAATAAAATTATATATGAAGTACAGTACAAGTTTAAAGATTGTGCCCATGTTTTACCCTTGTTATTCGATTTTGCTCTATTTAATAACCAAAAAGAATTAATACATATAATAGAATATGATGGTCAGCATCACTTCAAACCTGTTGATTTTGCTAGTCGAGGTAAAGAATGGGCAAAAGAACAATTTGAGCAATTAAAACATCGTGATCAAATTAAGAATCAATACTGTAAAGATAACAACATTCCCCTCTTACGTATTCCATATTGGGATTTTGATAAAATTGAAGAAATACTTAATGATCGCTTAAAAATATAACATAAGTAAAATTAATTGTACACATAAACAGAAATATCAGAGGGTCGCTTTGGCTCTCTTTTTTATTTTTCTAATTTTAACAAGGAGATGAAAATCAATGAAAAAATCTAATTATTTCTTCTGCTATAACCAAAAAGTGTCACAATTCCTTAAGTCAAAAGGGGTCTATTTTATTACAATCGCAAAGGACATGAATACGAATAAAATATTTAGTCTTTATGAAATTAATGATCAACTGCAAAACGCTTTAGATGAATACAAACAAATTAATCATAAATAAGCTTATTAAATTCGGAGGTATTAACTATGAAAGTCGAAGTATTAAAACCAGGTGTAACATTTAAAAATTATAAGGTGTTGTGCAATGAATTAGGATGGGAAGTTAAAAACGGCAAAGATGTAAAAGAAGCTCAGTTTAAAGAATTAGCAAGATACTGTAAATATAATAAAATGGGACATAAATTTTACATTGAAGAGGTTTATGCCACTCCCCTACCAAAGATTGATAACAGAGGTAAGAATAGTATTTATGGAAACCTCGTCCAGTTATTAATAACTGATCTACTTGCTCGATGTGAAGGTCATGTCTCTATAAGCAGAAGTAAATTAATGTTAACTATTGGCATGGTAAATTGCAATTACAGTGAGTGTAGAGAACTTATACAGAAACTTTCCAAATACACTGAAATTGAAGAACGAGTCATTTATGACTTTTATAATACAAGTACTAGCAGCTTTAAAAGTATAGTTGAGACTGCATTAAATTCGCTTATGGATAAGCGTGTCATCATGTACAATAAGATAATTAAGGTATCTGATAAAGATAACATTTCAACAAGAACAGCGACAAGTGATGAACTAGAATTGATTATGGAAATCGAAAAAGAAATACTTGAGCAATTAGGCTATAAGAAAATATCAGATGTTAGAGTGTCTAAAGACTGGAAGAAATTTAGAGCAAAAACTAAAATACTCCTACAAGATCAAACAGATATTGATTTTTATTACACTGCTTATGATATAACAATCAATGCTAAATATATAATTGAAGAACGTAATGAATTAGTTAATTTACTTCTTGAACAAGTAAAACGTAAAGAGTCAAAAGAAGAATTAAATCAACTAATATACACCAACCTCTTATCTAATGCACAAAAGAGACATGAAAATGCATTTACTTCAAGAAAAATGGGAAAAGTTAGAATGACAAAATCCTACTTAGACAACTTCGAACAATTGGCTGACCTCCTTATAGATATAAATACTCCTAATATGCTATTCCAAATTAGAAACGTCCAACTTGAAGAAGAAATATTTTCACCTGAATTAATAGATGAATTAGATAAACTTCTCAGCTAAATTAAAATTTTGCGGTTTCTCTCTTCTATTATATAAACCTTATAGTACATACTAGTAGATTGAAACCGCAATTTTTTATCAATTATTAAAAGTCTATGTGCAATGGGGTTTGGGGAAATGCAAGGTGAAGTTTACGTTCTTTGTAAACTGAGCTTTCCCCAATTATAACCCTCAACAAAACATCCTACCAAGCATTTAAGACAAAGAACAAGAGCGTCTTAAATGCTTGGTCAAGCGTCTAAACTGGCGTTTATCCACTTGGAATTATCTACTTTACATAATTATATTATCACCTCTCCCCTACCGTATAACTTCCTTCAACTCCCTTCACTTCTCCCTCCCTTTATCACACTAAACTATTCATAATTAAATTTATCTAATAAACACAAATAAAATCATTGATACTTTTGCTAATGTGAAATATAATAATTTATTATCTGACATAATTATTAGCATTCGCAAAAGGAGTGATAGTTTGTTTAATCTAAAAGACATAGTAAAAGCACATGGAGTAACAAAAGTGCTGGGATATATTCGTAAGTCTCGTCAAGATATAGAACGAGAGAAGCGTACAGGTGAGGATACTTTAAGTGAACAGAAGACTCTAATGACTGGTACACTTGATAATCTAGAAACACCATATGAACTATACCAAGAAATAGGTTCGGGCGACTCAATTTCAGGCAGGCCGATTTTTCAACAAGCTATTGGTGAGTTAGAATCAGGTAAGTTCCAAGCAATAGCAGTCAAAGAACTCTCTCGTTTGTCGAGGGGTAATATGGGGGATGCAGACAGAGTTATCAACCTTCTCAGAGATAATCGCTTATTAGTTATTACTCCTACGAGAATATATGATATTAGAAATACAAATGATCATAGGTCTATTCGTTTCGAGTTGTTCTTGGCTCGTGAAGAGTATGAAATGATAAAGGAACGTATGGTTGGTGCAAGAGCTTTATATAGCTCACAAGGCAAGTGGATGTCGGGGGCGACACCAATTGGATACTCTTACAATAAAAAAACTCAAAGATTAGAAATCAATGAGGATGAGGCAAAGACAATTAGATTAATTTATGACTTGTTCATGACCGGTTTAAATGGACAGGAAGTAAGTTATCAAGCAATTGCTACTCACCTATCTAACATAGGTATTAAGACTGCTAAAGGTAAAAAGGTATGGAGTTATACTCAA